GGCATCTTTGAAAAGGGTGTTACTGTGTGGAGTAACCCCGCCGACATTGGGAATATCGACATTGCCGACAATGCACCACTGACAGGAATAACGTTGTGAGTAGGAAAAGAACCGACCTAGTCCTGACGGACTATTATGAACCGCACATGCGCGGGCATAACTTCGCAAACAACCCGCGTAACAACATGCAGAATCTTACCGAACGCATGATTCAACGTGTCCTCACTGAAATGTGTATCAACCGTTTCAAGTGGGAAAATCTGCCAGACTCGGTTGACGAACGTTTCCTTGAATTGGAACTGTTCTACAAGGCAATCGTTGTCTACTACCGCAACAAGGACACCGGCAAGGATCTTGCCGTACGTGGCGCGGGGTCGGGCATGACCAACTTCAACGACAACCCAACATCGTTTACCGTCATCGGCGCAAACATGCAGAGTGAAATCCTGGGCATGGACGAGTGTGTACCCATTTACGCGAACGCCCTGCGTTGTCCTGACCTTGACATTGTCCTGATCTATTCACGCAAGCTTGCCGCCCTGGACAGGACAATAGAAATCAATGTCGGCAACATGCGGTATTCCAAAGTCGTCATGGCAAAGGAAAACAACCAACTGTCCTGGACGAATATCAACCGTCAGCATGACGAGGGTCAGAGCGTCATCATGGTCAAAGACACTCTCGACATGTCAGGCGTCGGCGTATTCGACGTCGGCGTACCGTCGGGTACCGTCAGTGAACTGTTGATTGCACGTTCCAAAATGTGGAATGAGTGCATGGGACTGTTGGGCATTGATAACGCCAATCAGGACAAAAAGGAACGACTCGTATCGGCAGAAGTCGGCGCGAACGATCAACAGGTTGAGGCAACCCGCAATATCGGCCTAAAGGCAAGGCAGCTTGCCGCCGCTGCAATCAACGAAAAGTTCGGCACAAAAATTACTGTTGGTTTTCTCACCGACGGCAGCGAGGATGAAAGTAGCGACGATGAAAAAGAAAAGGACGGTGACGTGTAATGCCTACCTTTACGATCAGGCTAAAAGACGCGATTGAGTTTGAACCAAACATCGGCCTTGACGAGTACCCGATTTTTGACGAGGCATACCGGCCGACGCTGAATAAAAAAATCCTGGACCACTATTGGAATCAGGAAATCGGGCAGGAATCAATTTCGGTGTTTCAGCTTGCGTTGAAACGCAAAATGAACGAAATCATGCCGACATACAATCAGTATTATGCATCCGAACGAATCAAATTCGATCCCATGCAGACAGTCAAAATGAACACCCTCACCGCAACGGCAAGTAAAGCCGTTGCGGCGGCATCGTCAAGCACTGAGTCCGAGAGTGACGCCAAGTCACGCGCCGTCGCACAGGAATTCCCCCAAGTTGCCCTTGCCGGTAATGGTGACTACGCGTCGAGTGCACAGGACAACATCAGCGACACCAAAGCAACGGGTACCTCAACCGAGGACTCAACCAACAGTCAGGACGGGACCATCAGCGGCGACGTCGCCGGTTACTCCGGTGTCTCGTCCCGCCTGCTTATGGAATTCCGGCAATCGTTCGTCAATGTGGATATGATGATCATTACCGAACTAGACGAATTGTTTATGCAGGTTTGGAACAACGGCGACGAATACAGCGAGAGAAGTGGATATGCATACGGGTACCTTGGCCTTTACTAACCGAATTGGCGCGGTGAACAACATCACGCCTTTCACGATGCGTGACGGGACGTCATACCTCGAAATCCTTTACAAGCTAAAGGACTACGTGACGGAAACCCTCGTCAAAGAAACGGACGCCGAAATTCAGCGCGTCATTGACGAGTTCAACGGCGGACTCGAAAAGTGGGACGAGCGTTTCGCCGAAATGATCGCATCACTCGTCACGCAGATTGCCGTACTCAATGACGAGGCAGTCGCCGAACTCATTGAGTCGGAAATCAGTGTCACGTCCGCCGCCCTGCTCAAGTACCTGGACGACAACAACAACCGGGCGCACACGCTCATGATTGACGTCACCAAACCCCCGTACAACGTGCAGTTCGACGTTCCGTGGACTGACGAAATCAGGGCATCAAACACCGTCGGTTTGCGCCTTGCAGGCATGACCCCTGGATTCATTGCGTCACCCGCCGGATTCTGTGAATTCGACGGGGACGTGGCTATCACGTCCTACACGTACTTTGCGGGGCGTGGTATCGACGCCACAACGTACCGGTGCGCCGCCGGTACGCCGTGGGACGTGCGCGGGTTTTACCACCCCGCAGGAACGACGAGTGCAGGCATGGCCGACCTCACGTACGACGGCAACTGCGACAACCGGCCAAGTGAGGGCGGGCAGGGCGGTATCTACGGGACCAACATTTCCGCGATCAACTCAACGTGGATTCGGTACGACCGCGTCAAGTCGATCAACGCCATGCAACACTGTTTCGACGCTACGACGCCCTACTACGGGCAGGCAGGGGATGGGGCGTATATTCCTGGACCGTCGGAACACATCACGTACACCGACTGCATTGCCGACCGGTACGGGGATGACGGGTACTCGTCGCACGGTTCCGGCAAAATCAACTACACCCGATGCAGTGCACTCGGTACGCGCTACGCACAACAGGTGGAATATGCAAACTCGAATGGATTCGAGGCGGACGATTATTCGTACGACGTGACGCACACGGATTGCTACGCCACGAAAAACGCGCACGGATTCGAGACGAAAGCGCACGGTGAACAGTCGGCGGCAACCAACACCAAATACATTGGGTGTCTTGCAGAGGAAAACGAGGTCAATTTCAGCGCCCGCCACATTGGCAACCACATGGCGTCCCACCCGTATTCCCGTACGGCAAAAGACGTTACCTATGTCGGGTGCACGTCCAAAAACCCGCGCCGAGTATTCTTTGGCGGTGAATTCGGACTCGGTGACGGTGACGTCCCCAACGACGAAACCCCGGCAGGCAAGCAATACAACCATATGGTCATCGGTGCATACCGAGGCGTTACAAGTAGCGCTTGCACGTTCGTCAGTGACAAGAATTACAACTACGCAGGATCGGCGGCAATCCTCGTCCATTTCAAGGCAGAAGATTTTACGATCATCGGTCATCACATTGAGGGACACACGACCGGCAATTACGACATTCAGTGCACCGGCGGTGGACAGCCTGCAAAGAACATCAAAATTGCATTCGGTACACACCGTGATTCCGCAATCAATGCAATCTCGACGGGGGCGGCGTCACAGGCGCGAGTCATTGGCAACTCGTTTAGCCGCGCCGTTGCTGGGTCCCCCAATGGAATCGGTATTGCCGCGTACGGTAACAAGATTGTACGTGACAACATTTTCCTGACCCCGTACGCACACGAGTACAACATCAGCGGTACGTACTATACGTATTGGGATTCACCTATGGCGGCGAACACTCCGACAGGTACCGCCCCGTAATATTTTCAAAGTTTCCTAGCAAAAATGCCGTCATGCCTGCATGGCGGCATTTTTGCGTGATAGGCTCTATACATAAGCAAGTCACCCGCTAACAAAGGAACACAACATGTCCCGCAACGAATTCGCAATGACGTTCCCCGCCCTCAACGGTGAGGTCGTAACTCAGGGTCACGCCGACTACTGCGCCGCCAACGGACATGCGTCACACACCGTCGTCAACTCGACGGGTGACGTCACCGATTCCTCTGCGCACTGCCCCCGTTGCGGTGCAAGCGTCAAGCCCGAAACGATCACCGACTTCTCACTCAAAATTGCCGACGCCCTCACCGTCTCTATTGACGTTACGTCCGCAGAAGTCCACAAGTCCACGACGCACCGTGGACGCTACCGCGCCTACACATTCAACTCTGACGGTGTCCTGCTCAATACCTGGATACTCGGTGTCGAGCGCAACGGTAGCGTCACCGACAACTGGAAGAACGTCATTACCAACATCACGCTCTAGCCACTCACCCGCCGCCCTCCCCCAAAAGGGGAGGGCGCAGCAAAGGACCACAATGGAAAATTGCAACTTTGAAATATCCGACGGAAACCGCGACGACCCGAATTACGCGTATTGCGGCCACCCTCGCGGACATGCAGGCGATCACGGAAAATGGGAGTTTTGAAATGACTGCAACGGAAACCGCCGCAATTTACGCCCGAGTGTTTGGGTCAAAGGACGTTACCGTCATCCACGAGACGCGCAACGCCGACGGAACACTCACCATTACCGACGAGGGGAACACAATGGAAAAGCACTACGAAATCCGCCGCATTGACAACGGTAAAACCTGGATCACCGCCGGATTGCCTGACGGCAAATACACCTACCTCATGACGGCAAAGGATGCATGCAAAGCGCTAAACAACATCAGCGGCGCAAGAATTTACAAAGTGGTCCTCATCACTGAGAACGGAACGTTCGACACCAACCCCGATTACTAACCATCACAGATAAGGCCGGTACCAATAGGTACCGGCCTTTACTGTATTCTGTCCTAATGGCTAACGACGTAAAATACATTGAGGGTGTAGGCGACATGATGCGCCTACAGTACGTTGACGGGCGCACCGTATTCGCCTACCCCAACGGGCGCAACAAGTGGACGCCCCTGTCAATCGGCGGGACAACCCCACCCGTTGACCCACCCGTCACAGGGGAGTGGACTCACCCACTACCGGGCGCAACGATGACGAGCGGTTACGGTCCCCGAGGACTCGACGGGTACCACTACGGCACCGACCTTGCCACAACGGGCGCTGGGGATCCTGTACGCGCCCTGACCGCCCTGGTCATTACCAAGGCAACCGACAATGACACCCTCCCCGGCTACGGCAGCACAGGGGCAGGAACTCACGTCAAGGGGCACACCCTGGACGGTGCCTACACGTTTTCGTTCTTCCATATGGTCACTGGATCATTGCAGGTGTCCGTAGGCCAGACAGTGGCAGCGGGGACCGTCCTGGGTACCGAGGGTGCAACAGGCAACGTCACCGGGCAGCACGTCCACGTCGAGGGATTCAACGGCAATCATGCCGACCCTTGGGTACCGACGTTGACACCCTTTGACATGGAACCGTTCATGCTTGCTAGGGGAGTGGTCCTGTAATGACCGTACGAACGAATAAAGCGCAGTTGGATTACTACAACTTCGACAAAATCTTTTCCTACAACGGGACGTACAACTACCTGATCGGTGCACGAGGCTTAGGTAAAACCTACGGGTGGAAGAAAAAAGTCATCAGTGCCGCAATCAAAAGGGGTGAACAGTTCGTCTACCTGCGCCGCTATAAAGATGAGTTGAAGATTTCCAAGGAAACATTCTTTGCCGACATTTTCCACGAGTTCCCTAAGTGGGATTTCCGAACCAACGGATTTACTGCCGAAATGTCACCGTCAGACAAGCGTGACGACAAAAACCGCCCCTGGAAAATCATCGGGCATTTTATCCCCTTGTCAACGGCGCAGAGCCGCAAAGGTGTTTCATATCCCCTGGTAACGAATATTGGATTTGACGAGTTCATTATTGAAAAGGGTATGACTCACTACCTCCCCGCCGAAACGGACGCGTTCAACAACTTCTATTCCACCGTTGACCGCAATAAGGACAAGACTAAAGTCTTTTTCATGGCTAACGCCGTCACCATCCAAAACCCGTACTTTATTGAGTACGACATAAAGCCTGATCAGGTCGGCGAATTCATTACCAAGGCGCACGACGATAGGGGAGTACCTTTTATTGTCTGCCACTTTGCCGACAGTGCAGAATTCAAGTCGGGTGTCTACGCTACCCGATTCGGCCAGTTCATTGCCGGTAGTGCGTACGCCGACTATGCCGTCAACTCCGAATTTCAGGACAACAACGACAACCTGATCGGTCTAAAGGATTCCAACGCTCGGTACCATTACAGCATTGAGACAAAGTCGGGTATATTTTCCGTGTGGATTGATTTTGGTAAAGGTGAATACTTTATTCAGGAAAAGCGGCCCAAGCAGGAATTACTGCACACCCTTATTCCCGAGAAAATGGGGGCGGGGAAAACGTTATTGACTTACAACGATAAAATGGTTCAGTATCTAAGAACCGCATTCAAAAAGGGCAACGTGTTTTTCGACACCCCGAAATCACGCAACGCATTCATTGAGATATTCAAAAGGTAGGGGAGTAGTAGCAGTGAGCATGACTAACACGACAACTGAAAAAAGGGTTATCGGTCCCGTCACAACCGCCACAACCGGGGGAGTGGCACTATCTGGCATTATCTGTTGGGCAGTCGAGGAATTCGCGCACGTGCAGGTTCCATCCGACGTACAGGGGTACGCCGCCGTCCTTTTCTGCATCATCGCCGGATACCTCGTCACCGCACCGCGCCACGATAAAGGCCGGTACTCCGCATGAGCATTGACACCGTCGGCGCACCCGAGAACGCAGTAACCATTGCAACCGTTGATCCCTCACTCGTGGCAATCCTGACTATGGTTATGGTCGGGTTGGTTTTCCCCGTCGTACTCCACAATTTCAAGAAAACCGAGCGCCTCATTGAGGAAACAAAAAGTCAGGTCGGGCAGCATGCGACAACCCTGGCAACTCATGAAATCCGCATCATGACCTTGGAACAGTGGCGCAACATTTACTACCCCGTAACGCCGCCTGTCCCCAATATGGTCCCGCATGACAGTGCGGTCAACTAATGGGGTACATGCACCCGTTCCCCCGCAACACGCGCCGTAGTCAGAAGTTCGGCGACAGTCCTGGGTGGGTACTCAATGGCGTACAGGTCAACCCCGCCGGGGGACACACAGGGGAGGATTCGGCAGTACCCAACGGCACACCCGTTCACGCCGCCGGGGACGGTGTCATTGACGCCGCAACGGTATTCCCGAACTACAACAACGAATGGTTGCTCGGGCCGTTCGGAGGGCGCACCATTGTCCTAGATTGCGGCGACAACGCCCCATCATTCGTCTACGCACACCTTTCACGCTATGCCGTCAGTAAAGGGCAGCACGTGAAAAAGGGGCAGATCATCGGATACAGCGGCAACAGTGGCAGTGCGTCCACCGGCTACCATTGCCACACTGAATGCCTGCCCCCGAACTGGAATACCCATAACGGCACATACGGTAGAGTCGATCCCCGTAAGTACATGACCGAATTCCCCGATGAAATGGAAGATGAAATGCCCGCCCCCACCGCAAAAGAAATCGCCGCCGAAATCCTCAACACCCGCCACGAGCGGGCAGGCGGAATTGGCGGCACATTGAGCCTTGCCGAAATGGTCATGTGGTACGACGCAAACCTGCTTGCCGCCCCTGGCAACGTATGGTCATACACCAACACCGCCATAGGCGAAACCCGAGACGCGTACGAAATCCTCCGCGAACGCACACAGGTAATCGCCGCGTCAATCCCCGACGAAATCGCACAAGACGTCATTGACGCACTGTCTGAAAGGCTCAACAAAGCATGACACTCGTCAATTTCAAGTTCGGACGCCCCAACCCCGACGGCACAATAACGGGCGCTAAAGGCACCATCAAAGCCGTACCCACCCGAGCAACCGTCACCGTCGGCGCACCCGATACCACCATCCTCCCCGTACCATTCACCGTCACCGTCCCCGACAGTGGGGAAGTGGTGATCAACCTCACCCCGACACAGGTCGGCGGGTGGTCGTGGGAACTCACATTCACCATTGCAGGCGTGTCCGCATGGACGGCATACGTCCTCGTCCCCACCACCACAAGCAGCACACTCGACTACCCCGACCTCACCCAAGTTGACGCCCTGTCCGCACAACCAACCGCCGCCCCCGACGCCATATGGTGGGCACTACTGCGTGACGGACTGTCAAGCGCCAACCCCGGCCCAATCGGTCCCCGAGGCGTCCAAGGACCAAAAGGCGCAGACTCAACCGTCCCCGGTCCCCGAGGATGGCAAGGCATACAGGGCGCAAAAGGTGAAACCGGCGATCAGGGCATACAAGGACCAATCGGCCTAACAGGCGCGACAGGCGCACAAGGTATTCAGGGTACCGCCGGGACCAACGGAACCAACGGTGCAACCGGCGCAACAGGCCTTACCGGTGCACCCTGGACAGTCACGCCCATTGCTAACGGTGCAAACCTCGACACATTCGTCACGCCCGGCTGGTATTTCGTTGCAGGCGCGGACGCCGCGTCAATTATCAACTCTCCCCGCCCTGGACAAGGCCTAGCGTGGGACATGAGAGTCACCGGGCGAAATTCAACCATCATTACCCAGACAATCCACCTCGTCAATAACGGGATTCAGTACACATATCAGCGCACAACCGTTGGAACCGGATTCGGAATATGGCGACACTACGCCCCAACACGCGTATTCGAGTCCGCTGCAATTGGTCGTGTTGGATACGTATGGGACGACATAAACAGTCGGGAACAACTCGTCTATGGTGACACTGGAATGCGTCAAATCGGCGCGGTAGGCACTCTGTTGAATGGTTGGACCGCCGCCACTGCCGGTGACATACTTCTTCGCCGGGAGGGATCAACAGTTACACTGTCAGCGAAAATCAACAACACGTCGGCAACTAACGACATTTTCTACAACCTCCCCGTAGGGTTTAGGCCACGTACGCAATCGTCAGTACCCATCAACGGTAATACCGGCAACGGTACGTTCAGGTATGCCCGCGCAAGTTGGGACGGTAACGTCGCAATCTACCGCACAACCGTCGAAGATTTGTATATCGGCGGCACCTGGACAACAACCGACGCGTGGCCTGCCACACTCCCCGGAACCGCTAACGGTGCAATTCCTAACGCCTAGTTTCACGTGAAACACACGCGCCCGTCCTC